CAGATGCTGAGGATTAACGAAAATGGGTAGACCACCGAAAAGCGTTGAAGAACATATTGCAAACGGAACTTACAAGCCTTCCAGACATGACGGTCGCGGAGTGTCTCTTGAACCTCTGGAAAATCTTCCGGCTCCGTTGAACCTTTCAAAGCGTGCTGCAGAAAAATGGGAGGAAGTAGTTCCGGCAATGCTCTCTGCTGGACTTGTAAGCGTGGTCGATGTAGTAATCCTGAAAGATGCGTTTATCAGTTATGACATTGCGCAGGATTGTCTGGAGAAGGTAAACGCTTATGAGAGTTATGGCGAGTATTTATCAAATCTCGACAAAATAAAGCAGATGAACCTTCTGGACGTGTATAAGGAGCACATGAACCGATTCCATAAAATCATGATGAAGTTCGGTGTTACTCCGGAAGCTCGTACAAGGATGCGTGTAAAACAGCGCGAGAAGGATGATCAGGACTTCTTAAAAGAACTAATGGGGAACGGTTAAATGAGTGAGTATTCAAGAAACCTTGCAATTTTACTACTGGGATTTACAGCTCTGTTTATAACAATAATTGCAATGTGCGCGTGTTGTCATGACAACAAGATAATGCGCGATTATAACGACAGTATGCGGCAAAGCATGGCAGAAATGAAAAGACAGCAGGAGGTTCAGGATTCTGAGATTCGTCAGGTAAAGACAGATACAGAAATCATGCTCCGGTTGGTAATAGACAAGATTTATCTTGAAGAGGAGGATCAGGATGAATGAGGAAAAAGACAATGTGCCACAAAATGACACAAAGCCTGTAAAGCGCTGTGAAAACTGCGCTCATTACAATGTTCAGTATCCACCGCCCTTCTGCATTGACTGTAGAACAGGCTGGAACGATGACTACACTAAACCAGATTTTTATAAGCCGAATAATGCGGCATTAAGAATTGAAAAGGCGGCAAGATTATGAAAGAAAAACTTTTAATAGCAGCAACGAAAAAAGACTATACTATCGACGTGGATGGGAAGCCCTTTGAAGTAAAGAACGAGAAAATTATGGGAGTTATGGATCCTTCCAGTGAAGATTCATATTTTTCCGGAATGGTTATAGCTCTTCACAAGACAAACGGATGGCAGTTTGAAGCAACAGAGGTTCTGAGTCGCGAAGAGTTTGACGAGAGCGTCTTGTCCTGGAAGGAGGTCCTATAGATTATGAAGAACATCAAACAGCTTGAAGAATTAGAAGAACAAGAAGGTTTATCGGATGAAGTTATAACTGAGATTTTAACAAACAGGGATGTAAATAAAGCGTACAAGATTTTGATGCAAAGCGCCTTTTTGTTTTACCATCTATGCGGCAAGAATGTCTGGGAGACGGAAGAGGAATATTTTAAGGGCTTCCCTTTTACTGTTCATTATGTAGACGGCGGAACCATTGCCGCCCAGCTTCTGAAAAAATATGATTCAGAAAAAGGCATCTGGTAAGGAGGTTGCAAATGTCTATTGAAAAAGAAGCTGCAGAGGCTTTCCAAAGTCTACCGCTGGAAGATCGCGAAAACCTCTGTACTATTCTGCAGGCGTTTACGCTTGGTTATAAAATGGCTTGTGCGAAGGAGGAGCAGAATGCTGGAAGAAGTGACAGAGTGCATTGCACAAACGAATATAAAAAATAATCTTAAGAAAAATGGCTATAAGGTTTTATCAGATACTCGTCTTTTGAACTTCACAAAGCGAGAGCTGATAATGGCAATTCGTATGCTTGAAAATAACTGGAGCAATAAGATTGAACAGTACGACAATTCAATTCATTATGCTGAACAGCGAATAGAGAGGATGAAGTGCTGTGCAAATTGCAAATATTCCGAAGAAGATAGTAAAACAATATCAATTTGTGATAAATGTTTTGAAATGTGCTATTGGGAATTAAAGGAGCAGTAGAATGAGCCAGACCTTAGAAACAATGCGAATGGGTGAACAAATTGCAGACTTGGAAAAGCAGAACACCAACCTTCAAATAATGCTCAAAGCAGAAAGAGAAGTAAGGTGTAATGAAGATTACTTGAAAAGAGTTTGCGAACTTGAAGAGCAGATAGAGAAAATGCAGAATTGTAGAAATTGCAAAAATTATATGATTGAAGGGGCTTGTGGGCATTTTACTCAAGTTTGTTGGTGCAAGAATTGGGAATTGAAGGAGTAAATCTTGTTATTCATAGGAAAAGATCCGGAGGATGCGTTTTTGACAAGGCAGGAGTTTGAAGCGGACCAGATACGGCGCAAAGGATATGTTTGTCCGGCAAATAGTTTTAATCCTGAATTGTTTGAATTGCCGCCTTCCGAAGTATGTCCGAATTGTGATCATTTTAATAATGACTGCATTGTTTACGGCAAGAGACGAAAACATGGAAAAATATAAGTTTACCTATCTAAAATACATAAATGATGTTTCAAACTCGCGGATTCCAACTTGTAAGATGGTAAAGCTTGCTGTAAAGCGCCATATAAGAGATATAAAGGAAAGTGAAGAAGGAAGCTTCCCTTATTACTTCGACCATAAAAAAGCGCAGAGTGCAATTATCTTTTTTTCGCAGCTGGTCCACACAAAAGGAAAGCTTGCCGGCCAGAAGCTCAAGCCGGAACCCTGGCAGCAGTTTATAATTGCCAGTCTTTACGGATGGCGACGACGTGATAATAATAAGAGGCGCTTCCGTAGAGCTTATATTCAGATTGCCAGGAAAAATGGAAAATCCTTCCTTGCTGCAGGCGTATCTCTTTATGATCTTCTGACAGAGCCAGGCGCCGAGGTTTATTCTGCAGCAACTAAAAAGGATCAGGCGCGAATTGTTTTTGAGGATGCAAAAAATACGGTTCGCTATTCTAAGGACCTGAAAAAGTACATCAAGCCCCTCGCCCACTCGCTCACCTGTGCAGATGGTGCCATGAAGCCGCTTGCATCCGATTCAAACACGCTCGATGGTTTGAACCCTTCATGCGCTATTATTGATGAATACCATGCGCATAAAACGACGGAGCTTCTGGACGTAATAGAAACAGGTATGCGTGCCAGACAGCAGCCGCTTATGTTCATTATTACGACTGCAGGAAACAACAAGAATTCTCCGTGTCATGAAGAATACGAAAAGTGCGGAAAAATGCTTGCCGGTGCGAACGGTTACGAGAATGACGAGTATTTTTCCATAATTTTCGAGCTCGATAAGGGCGACGACTGGAAGAACGAGAAAAACTGGTATAAAGCGAATCCGAATTTGGGAGTAAGCGTTGAACTTGATGCTATGCATACAGCTTTCCGCGAGGCTCTGCTTTCAAACTCAAGTGAGACAGCCTTCCGCACAAAGAACCTGAACGAATGGCTCAATGTTGCAGAGGCATGGATAAACGACAGATGCTGGGCCCATTGTTATCATCGTTATGCAGAGAAAAATCTTGAGGGCTTGCGATGTTGGGGCGGTATAGACCTTTCAAAGAGGCTGGACTTCACTGCTTTGACATGGTATTTCGAGCTTCCAAAGGGCAAGCGCTATGCAAAGCATTATTTTTTCATTCCGGAAGGACAGATAGATATAAAGATGAAGCAGGATTCTTACCGCATCCGGTCCTGGATAAAGCAGGGCTATATAATTGCAACTCCAGGAGAAACACAGGATTTTAATTTTATGTTGAACATCATCCGTGAGGATGCAAAAAAATATGATATTCAGGAAATTGCCTACGACCGAAATCTTGCAGAGTATCTTATTCAGGATCTTGCTGCAGAGTTTACTTGTGTAGATTTTTCACAGTCTATTATTGGAATGAGTGAGCCTTCCAAAGCCTGGGAGCAGGCTATTTTGGATAATAAAATCATCGACAATAATCCGGTTATGGCTTGGATGGTAAGCTGTGCTACAGTGAAGCCGGATGCAAATGGCAATATAAAACCTATAAAACCGGATACAAATAAGACAAGCAAGCGCATTGATGGAGTTATAACTTCGATAATGGCAAATAACCGCCTCGAAATTGCGCTTGCAGATGAATCAAAGCCGCCTGTGAGCGTTGAGGATATGTTCTTTTAAGGTTCTCTGACTTTATTATTGCTAGCACCTTTCTTAGGTCTCCATAAAATACAAAGTTATGCCGGAGCTCGTTGCAGGAGTTCCGGCATTTTTTTATTTATTTAAACTGACATTTTTAGTTATGAAAGTATTTGGATTGGAAATCCGTCGGGCTAAATTGCCGCAGATGGATAAGGCTTTGCCTGGCGTACCACGAGCCGCAAGCGGAAGCCTTTTGTATATGCCTAGTATGTCCCGCGCAGAGCTTATGAGCAATACTACGGTATCAGCCTGTACTATGCTGATTGCCGATTCCATTGCTCAGATGACTGTAAATGTCTATAAACGTACAAACGAAGGAAGGCTGCGCGATGACAGGCCGAATCTGGCTTATCTGTTGAGAAAGCAGCCGAACTTCTACGATGCTCCGTTTACATTCAAGCAGACTATGATGATGGATCTTCTGCTGGACGGTAATGCTTTTATTTTTGTTGCAAGAAATCCCGATAACTCGCCGAAGAGCCTCACTCCGCTTCCTCCGAACCGCGTGAGAATCTGCTTTGACGATAACGGAGACGTTTATTACGAGTATAATTACGGCGGAAATATTTATAAATACCGTCCGGACAATATACTTCATATTCCGGCTTATCGTTATGGCACTATCAGAGGAATGTCTCCGCTCGCTTATGCGCATCATGCTGCAAGGCTTGGCTTGACTCTGGATGAATACACAAACGAGAGCTTTGACGGTGGTATTCACTCTAAGCTTTTAATTGAAGTTCCACAGACAGAGAAAAACTTCACAAAAGAAGATGCTCAGAAGCTCAAAGAACGCATCCTGGATGCTTATGGCGGAAAAGATCATGTTAATGATCCGTTTATCGTTGCAAACGGTATGAAAGCCAGCGGGCTTGATATGTCTACCAATGCCGATGCACAGCTTGCAGAAAACAGAACCTACTCTGAGCGCGAGGTTGCTAAAATCTACCGCGTTCCTTTGTATATGCTTGGCAAGGATGACTCTAAGTTTGCAAACCAGGAACAGGCAAACACATTCTTTTTACAGCATACTCTTAGTCCTTGGCTTGTACGCGTTCAGCAATATCTGGACCGCCTTCTCACTTATCCATTCCAGACTGACCATTATGTCGAGTTTGATACGGATACAATGCTCCGCGCAGACTACAAGAGCCGCATGGAGATGTATATAAAGGGCATCACAAACGGAGTTTATACACCGAACCAGGTATATGAGCGCGAAAACTTGCCAAAAATCAAGGATTCCTGGGGAGATCAGCACTTTATGCCGGTTAATCTCTCTACGGTTGATAAAATCGCCGCACAAAATCCAGCAGATGCTGGCTCAAATACATCTGACAATCTTAAGGAGGAATAATCAAAATGGATGTAGAGAAACTTATCAAAAGAATACAAGACGGCCAGCAGTATCGTGATATGGAGCTGCGGGCTATCCAGAACGACACAGAAAAACCGGAGTATCGTGTTTCCGGCTATTCTACAATGTTCAACCAGCCTTTTGTCCTCTACCGTGAAAAATGGGGCGGAGAGGAATACGAAATCCGCGAGCAGGTTGATTCTCATGCCTTCGATCTCGCAGACATGAGCGATGTTATTTTCAATCTGAACCATGAGGGCCGCGTATTTGCACGCCTTTCAAACAACACTCTTAAGCTTACCATTGAGGAAAAGGGCTTGAAGGTTGACGCTTATCTGGGCGGAACAGAGGAAGGTCGCAAAATCCATCAGGAAATCGAAGGCGGCTACCTTACAAAGATGTCTTATCGCTTTGTTGTTGAAGATGACAAGGTTGAAGAGTTCACAGAAGGAGAAAAGCGCGTAATCTTACGCACTATAACCAAGATAAGAAAGCTGTATGATGTCTCAGTTGTCTCTATCCCAGCAGACGACCACACTTCTATATCAGCAAGAAGCTTCTCAGACGGATTGATCGAGAAGATTCAGGCGGAGCGACTGGAAGCTGAGAAGAAGGAAGAAGCAGAACGTCAGGCAGTTCTGGAAGCAGAAGCACGCAAACGCGAGCTTGATTTGCTTGATAACATTTAATTATCCCAGAGGAGAAAAAAAACTATGGATAAGAAACAGCGCCGCGCACAGCTTATCGCTGAAATGCGCGAACTCAACGAGAAAGTTCTCGGTGAAAAAAGAGAGTTTACTGCAGAAGAAAAAACTCTTTACGAAGAAAAAGAAAAGGAGATGCGCGAACTTTCTGCTCAGATTATGGCAGAAGAACGCCAGGCAGCTATTGACGGCTTTGCCTCATCTCTCCCTGTTCCTGGTGCAGACGAAGGCCGTGCAGCACCTGTAACAGATGAAACAGAAGAATTCCGCAAGTTCCTTCGCGGTGAAAAACGCGACCTTACAGTCGGAACATCCGGCTCACAGGGCAGCGGCTACGCTCTTGCACCTCAGGAATTCTCTGACGAAATCATTCAGGCCATTGAAAAGGACACTCAGATTTACAAACTTGTAGACAAGATTCCTGTAAATGGTGCCGGATCTCTCGGTATTCCTGTTGAAACAACAGATGCTTCTGATGCTGCTTGGACAAACGAAGTTCCAGGCGCAGACATTTCGGCTGACAGTGCATGGGCTTTTGGAAAGCGTGAGCTTATTCCTTCTGACCTTGCAAAGCTTGTTAAGGTATCAAAGAAGATGCTTGCATCTTCTGCAGTGCCTATCGACCAGCTTGTACGCAATAAGCTTGCTTACAAGTTCATGTCTGCTTTTGAAGCTGGTATCCTTACCGGTACAGGTTCAGGCCAGCCTCTCGGTGTTTTCACTGCATCTGACAACGGTGTTCCTGCAACTCAGGACATCACTTCTGACCGCTCAGCTTTCAACAAAGCAAGCAAAATGGTTTGCTGTGCAGACGATCTCGTAAAGATGAAGATGAAGCTCCGCCCTGGCTATCGCAAGAACGCCGTATGGGTTATGAACCCAGTAATCCTTGAAAAGATTATGCTTTTGAAGGACAACGACGGACAGTACATCTGGCGCCCAGGTTTGCGCGACGGTGATCCTGACGTATTGCTCGGAATCCCTGTAGTTGAAAGCGAGTTTGCTCCATCTGGAATTAACTCAAACAACTACATCATCGTTCTCGGAGACTTTGCAAACTACTACAAGTTTGCTTACTGGAAGAACGTTGAAATCCAGGTGCTCACAGAAGCTTTCGCAGTACGCAACTGCATCGGCTATCTGGGACACACACTCGCTGACGGTATGCCGGTTCTCGGTGAAGCTTTTGTCCGCATGAAGGTTGGTAAAACAACTTCTACCGGAGAAGTTGCCGGAACAAGCGACTAGTCTTGAATCATAAGCTTGCCGCTTCTGATATAAAACTCACTTCTACAAAGTAAGTTTGGCCCACGGTCCTCCGCCGTGGGTTTTCTTTTATCTGACTTTTTTGATATGGAAGTGAAAAAACTCATGATATGCGGCAAGGCTAACAGGGACCAGTCTCTTGATGAGATTAGGGAACCTGGGCGCGAAATATGGTTACTGGGAACAGATTCCCGCGAAGGTGCTGACAAGTACTTTGAGCTTCACGGCATCAAAGTGGGACATAAAAACACTATTTATAGACTTCCCGATGAAGTTTATGAGCAGGGGCTCCCGATAAACAATTCCATAAGCGCGTTGCTGGTTTATGCCTGGATGCAGGGTTATACCGATATTGCGGTGGTCGGTTCTCCGATGCTTGCTACAGTTGAGTATCAGGAACAGAGGCCGGCACTTGCCTTTGTGGTGGGCTATCTTGCCGGACTTGGTTTGAAGCTTTCCTGGGATGGAATGGTGGAAAACAACGATTACGGCAGAGACTCGCAGATTTTGAGTTAAGGAGGAAACATGGCACAAACCAAAAAGGCTGCAGTAGAGACTGCAGATGTAAAAAAGATGGCTGCAGTAGAGACTGCAGATATTCAGGCTGTAGAAAAAGCTCCGGAAAAGAAAAAGCCGGTTGTAGAACCTGGGGCGCATTTTAAGAAGGTACAGATTAAGGCAAAAGGACTTATCTGCGCATCTTACGGAACTTTTAATGCAGGCGACACAGGCATGGTTCCATATTCAGATGCTAAAGAGCTTGAAGAATCCGGACTGTGCGAAATTGTGGGGGAATAAATGACTTTTATTACACGCTCTGAGCTTGAGAAGTTTACAAACAAGTATCCTGATGCAAATGACACAAACCCAACAAAATACTGCAATTCAGGAATGGAAGCTGTCAAGAATTATCTGGGTTATGATCCGGAAAGCCAGAGCTATACACAGGAAATAAAGGGCGACGGTGGTGTACTTGCAGCGCTCCAGGCAATGCCTATAACTGCAATTACAGCGCTGAGCATTGACGGAACGCAGGCAGACCCTACTACGCTTGAAGTTCAGAGTGAGAATTATGTCTGCTTTAAGGATGGCTCGCCTTTTGTTAAAGGCTCGCGCTATACTATTACCTTTACTGCAGGCTTTTCGGCACTAACCTTCCCTGACATCATCAAAACTACAGCTCTGCAGGTTGCTACTCTGTTCTGGGAAAGTGCAGGCGGAAATCTCGCTGTAAGTTCTACAAGCTTTGCGGACACAGGAAGTCGCGTATTCAATAACTTTACTGCAGATCGCTTTTTGAAGCAGATTGCACAGTATAAACGCAGGTTTTAGGAGGTCCTTATGGAAAACGAAGCAAAAGACAGCCAGAGCCTTGTAGAATACCGCCTCACTCAGATTGAAAGCAAGCTGGATCAGGTTACAACACTTTTAATGCAGACAAAAGAACAGGAGCTCAGGCTTTCGAGCCTGGAAAAGAAAATCGACAAGAGCGTTGACAGATGGCTTAATCCTCTTGTTGCGGCTCTTGTTTCCGGAGTTGTTGCCTTCATCTTCGTAAAGCTGGGGGTTTCATAATGAATCATCCTCAGACAGCTGCGCTTGATATAAGCCGTAAGCTTACAAAACAGCGGCTTGAAACAATAAATAAATACGGATGCTGCGCCTTCGTGCTTTTATGGTGTCTTGGCATTGAGCCGGATAATGACTTTGAAGCCATTGATACAATAAGCGACATGATGGATGCAAAAGTTTTGGATTCAGAGTGTACTGTTTCCTGGGGAGAAGCAATAAAGCATCTTACCGGAAGAACTGCGACCGTTGAATTCAAAAATATAAAGGACTTGCGGGGCATAATGAATCGCACTCCGGTCCGTTATGATTACAAAGGGAAAAGCCACTGGGTTGGAGTTGAAAGAGGCATGATCTGCTTTAATCCGCTTGAATATTCCCAGTGCGTTGATAAAGGGCGGCCTACAACCGCCAGAGTATTAAAACTCAATTAGGAGGATAGAATGAAAAATGCCGTTAAGATTATCGGGATCATTCTGTTGGTTGCCGGTTCTGTAATATCTGCTTTTACAGATATTGCTGTTGCCGACTATATTTCGATTGCCGTTGCTGCGCTCGGCTTTGCACTTCTTATAGCTACAACACTTAACAAGTCAGAAAAAAAGACCTGGAAAGAAATTGTTGCAGTTATTTTGTTTGCTGTAGGCGGATTGCTCTGCGGTTTTGCAGGCTTGGCAGAAAGTACTATAACTCAGGTTATTACACTTGTTGCTGGAGCTGTTGCATTGATTATCGGTCTTATTGCAACATTTAAGCCTACTAAGGCAAATTAACACTTTAATTGCTATGGGAGCCCTTCACGCCTCTGTAAATTACATGCGCACCCAGAAGGGCCATTTTTTTATACGGAGGAATCATGCCAGAAGAAAACGCCAAAAGCGAAGAAAAAAAACTGACATCTGCAAAGACAATGAGCAAGATCTTTAAGGTTGTCGCTGTTGTTGGTATTGTTGTTTGTCATATATTCAAATGGCTTGGCAAACTTACTGCAGAGAGTAAAGAAATCTGCTTTATGTTTGCCTGGGTTTATGGTCTTGGTGCCGGCACTATAGACCTTAATATCATAATTGATAAATTCAGGGGAGAATGATGTCGATTCAATTAACTATTATTGCAGCTCTTGTTATTATCCTGGGAATTGCTATTGAGGTTGCTGCAGAGCTTGGAAGAAGAAACAAGAAGCTTAAAAAAGATGTATTAGAGCTTGAAAATGCTATAGCGGAGAAAAGCAAATCTATAGTATATCTGGTGAAACATGCCGAAGAGCTTGCAAACATTCAGGCTTATGAAAACGATGTGAAACAAAAACTTGAG